TCTTGGCGGCGGTCGCCGCCGTCCTTGGCCTGATCGCGGTGTTCGCTGGGCCTGTCGTGGCGGGCATCGTCGCGATCGCCGGGGCCATCGCGCTCCTGACCGACGACTTCCTCGGCTGGCGCAAGGGCGCCGACAGCCTGATCAATTGGGACGCGTGGTCAGACGAGATCGACTCGGCGCTCGCCGGGTTCGCGCTCCTGTGGGAAGGGCTCACGGAGATCGGCCGCGCGCTCGCGCCGCTGTGGGACCTGTTCGCCGAGACGTTCGGCCCGGTCGCCGTCCAGCTCATGGCGGGGTTCTTCGAATTCGTCTTGCGCGGCCTGTTCGCGATGGGCCACGGGCTCAAGGCGGTCGCCGCCCTCCTGCGTGGGGATTGGAAAACCGCCCTCGACGAATACAAAAAGGGGTGGGCCGCCTACATGGGCGACATCGACCGGGGCGGCGGATCTCGTGCGGCGCGCGCCGCGGCTACCGGCGGTGCGGCTGCGAACGGAAACACGCCGCCGATCAATTGGGGCCGCTCGAGTCCGGCGGCCACGGGCGGCGGCACTCCCGCGAGCCGACGCGAGGCCGCGCTTCACTTTTTCATGCGCCAGGGCTGGACGCGTCAACAGGCGCTCGGCCTGGTGGCGGGTGCGAACGCCGAGAATTCGGGCATGGACCCCAACGCCAAGAACCCCACGAGCGGGGCGTTCGGGATCGGCCAATGGCTCGGGCCGCGCAAGCGGGCGCTGTTCGAAAAGTACGGATCGAACCCGACGTTCGAGCAACAGCTTGAATTCCTGCAATGGGAACTCATGGGCGGCGACCACGGCGGCAAGGCGGTGCGCGGCCAACAGAGTTCGCACGGCGTCCTCAGCGCCTACATCCGCGATTTCATGCGCCCGCGCGCCGGCGCAGAGACGACAGGCGACCTGTCGCGCGGTCAGAACTTCCTCGCGTCCACGAACCTCGGCGCCGACGGTGGCGGGCGCACCGTCACGATCAACGCGAAGACCGAAATCAAGGTCGAGGGCACGCCCGAGGCCAAGGAAGCCGCGCGGGCCGTGGGCGAGACGGTCGACCGGCGGAACTCCGACCTGGTGCGCAACACCCGAACGGCCGTCCGATGAGCGAGTTCGCCACCTTCCGCACCAAGCGCCGGTTCGCCGACTTCACGGCGCAAGTCACGGTGATCGAGTCGCACAACGATGAGGTGACGCTGACCGATCACCCCGTCGAACAGGGCGCGCCGATCACCGACCACGCGTACAAGAACCCCGCGCAACTGACGCTCGTGGTGGGCTGGTCGAACTCGGGGTCGGGCGGTCAGACGCAGGGCGCCGCGTACGTGCGCGACGTGTACGAACGCCTCTTGAAGGTGCAGGGGCTTCGCGAGCCGTTCGATGTCACCACCGGCAAGCGCAATTATTCGAACATGGTGATCGTGTCGCTGGCGACCGAGACGGACAAGGAAACCGAGAATTCCCTGATCGTGTCCGTCGGGCTTCGCGAGGTCCGCATCGTTCGAACGCAGGCGGTTAACATCCCTTCCCGCGAGGTGCAGGCCGAGCCCGCTAAGACCGCCGAGACGACCGACGCGGGGGCCAAGCAAGCCGTTCCGGCGCCGAACGCCAACGTCACCGCGCTCAAGCGCCTTCTAGCGGAGGCCGAGGCCGGTGGCTGACACCCTGACCATCTATGAGATCCCGCTGACCCCGACCCCGCAACGGTTCGGGATCACGCTTCAACAGGTCACCTATGTCATGCGGGTGACGTGGGCTGATGCCCCTGGCGGCGGGTGGGTTCTCGATATCGCCGACACGAACGACGTCCCCATCGTCAACGGCATCCCCCTCGTGACCGGCGCGAACCTCTTGGCGGGGTACGAGTACCTTGGCCTGTCGGGTTCGTTGGTCGTGCAGACGGATCACGACACCGACGCCCTGCCGACGTTCGACAACCTCGGCTTGACCTCACATCTGTATTTCGTGCCGGGATGACGCGTCAGTATCTTCGCGCCGCCACGCTGATCGTCTCCACCATCGGGGGCGACGGCCTCGACCTGTCCGAACTGCGAATCTCGTTCAAGGTCAACCAGGCCGATATTCAGACGCCGAACAGCGCGCAAATTCGGGTGTGGAACCTCAGCCGCGCCACGTCGCAGCGGATCGAAAAAGAGTTCACCCGCGTCACGCTTCAAGCCGGGTACGGCGACAACGAAGCGGTGATTTTCGACGGGACCATCGTTCAGCTGCGGCGCGGCCGGGCGAACGCAACTGACACCTACCTCGACATCACGGCGGCCGACGGCGATGAGGCGTACAACTATGCGATCATCAATTCCTCTCTCTTGGCAGGATCGAAGCCCGAGGACATGTACAAGGCCGCCGTCGAGGCTTTCAAAAAGTATGGCGTCACCGACGGTTACATCCCGTCCCAAGGACTCGGCGGCCAAGAGCTTCCGCGCGGCAAAGTGGTCTTCGGTCCCGCCAAGGATTGGATGAGGCAGCTCGCCGATAACACGAACACGACCTGGTCGATCCAAGACGGCAAAGTCAACGTCGTGACCTATGGCGGCTACCTACCCGGCGAGGCCGTGGTGCTGAATTCGCAGTCCGGCATGATCGGAATCCCCGAGCAGACGGTCGGCGGCATCAACGTGCGGTCGCTCCTGAACCCCCGGCTGAAATACAGCGGCCGGGTGCGGATCAACGAAGGCGACATCAACCGGGCCGAAGTGAGTCTCGTGTCCACGGGGGTCACGCAATATCTACCGCGGCTGGTCGAGGATGGGTTTTATCGGATCGTCGTGGCGAACCACGTCGGCGACACGCGCGGCCAGGATTGGTATTCGGATCTCATCTGCGTTGCGCTGGACGACACGGCCCCGCCTGCGCAAATTCAGAGGGGACTCGGCTGATGCAGACCGACAAGGAACGCGCGAACCCGTACGAGGAAGGCATCGAGACGGCCATCGACGGCAAGCTTGCTATGACGTGGACGGCGCTCGTGGGTCAGATCGTGGCGTTCGACGCCAGCGATGAGAAGCAAACCGCCACCATCGCCCCGACCATTCAGGCGGTCGTGACCGCCCCCGACGGGACCAGGTCGCTCGTGACCATGCCGCTCTTGCTCGATTGCCCGGTCTATTTCCCCGAAGGCGGCGGGGCGGTCCTCACGTTCCCGATCCAGCCGGGCGACGAATGCCTTGTCGTCTTCGCCGACCGCTGCATCGACTCGTGGTGGCAGCAAGGGGGTATCCAGCCGCCGGCCGAATACCGTATGCACGACCTCAGCGACGGAATGGCCTACGTGGGGTTCAGGTCGGTTCCGAACAACATTCCGGGGCTCTCCACCACCGAGACGCAATTGCGCTCCACGGACGGCGAGACGGTAATCGGTCTTAATCCGAATACGGGGTCGGTCCACATCGACGCGCCAGGGAACCTGATCATCAACGCCGACGTGGTCATCAACGGAAAGCTTGACGTCACCGGCAACGTCGAGACGCCGGCCGACGTGAAGGCGGGCGCGATCAGTCTCAAGACGCACAAGCACGGCGGCGTGACGGCCGGCGGGGCGCAGACGGGAGTCCCGGCATGAGGTATCGCGAACTCGACGCTGACGGCGACATGACGTTCGGTCGTGGGCAACTGAACTTCCTTGTGAACTCGGCCGAGGCCGTGGCGCAAGCCCCGACGTCGCCATTCGAAACCGCATCCTCGGGACTGAGGGCGTTATCGAAATCACCGAGTATTCGAGTTCGGTGTCGGTCGACCGTGTGTTTTCAGTTCGAGGTTCCGTGAATACGATTTACGGTCCCTTCGACCTGTCGCAAGTCGTGATTCCGATTGACCTCGGAATTCAACTCGACTTCCGCGTTCCGGGTCATGCGCAATATCTGCCGGGGCTCGTGTGATGCCTATTCCTCTCGACACCCTCGCCCCGACCGTGGACGCCGACGGCATCACCATCCCGAGCTATGCCGATGTGTACGCGACCCTCAAGGCGCAATATCAGTCCATTTTCGGTTCCGACGTCTATCTCGAACCGGACAGCCAGGACGGTCAGTGGCTCAGCATCATCGCGGCGGCCATCAACGATATAAACGCCAGCTGCGTCGCGGTTTACAATCAGTTTTCCCCCGCCACCGCCGTCGGCGTCGGCCTGTCGTCGGTCGTCAAGATCAACGGGCTTGCGCGCCAGATCGCGACCGCGTCCTCGGTCGACGTGCTGATCGTCGGCGTGGCGGGCACGACCATCAACCTCGGGATCGTGGGCGACATCCTTAATCAGCGGTGGGCGCTTCCTGACTCTGTGGACATCCCGCCCGCAGGCGAGATCACCGTGACGGCCTCAGCCCTAACGGTCGGGGCGCTCGCTGCGGCGCCGGGGACCGTGACCAAGATCCTGACGCCGACTCTCGGGTGGCAGACGGTGAACAACCTGACCGCCGCCACGCCCGGCGCTCCTGTCGAGAGCGACGCGGCCCTGCGCCAGCGCCAGGCCAAGTCGACCGCGCTGTCGGCGCTCACGCCGCTCAAGGCGCTCGTGGGGGCCGTGTCGACCCTGACCGGCGTGACGCAGGTTCAGCCGTACGAGAACGACACCAACGCCACCGACGCCAACGGCATCCCGGCCCACAGCATCGCCCTGGTGGTCGAGGGCGGCGACGCGGCGGCCATCGCCGTCGCGATCAAGGCGAAGAAAACCCTCGGCGGCGGCACGTACGGCAACACCTCGGAGATGGTCGACAACGGGTTCGGCATCCCTGAGGAAATCCAGTTTTCGCGGCCCGTGCTGGTCGACATCGGGGCCGAGGTCACGCTGACGCCCCTGATTGGATTCACGACGGCCATTCAGAACGCCATGAAGCAAGCCGTCACCGACTACATCAACGCCCTTCCTATCGGCGAAGACGTGATCGTCGACCGCCTCAGTTCGCCCCTGAACCTGTACGGCGCCCCCGAGTCCAAAACGTACAAGATCGCGCCGAACGGCGTGAAGCTGTCGAAGAACGGCGGGGCGCTCGCCGCGGCTGATGTCGTCATCGCGTTCGACGAGCTGGCCGCCTGCGACATCGCCGACATCTCGTTCGTGGTCTAGCGCATGAGCCAATACACCGACCTCATCACCGCCGAACACGCCGACCGGCCGAAGTTCGTCGCGGTCATCGAGACATCGACGAATCCGTCGGTCGATCAACAAGAGGTCGTCCTACGCTTCCCGAGCGACTTCGACCTCGACTCGGCGGTGGGTGCGCAGCTCGACGTCGTCGGCGAGTGGGTGGGCGTCTCGCGCTACGTCCTGACGCCGCTTGAGGGCGTCTATTTCACGTGGGGCGAACCTGGGCTCGGGTGGGGCGAAGGCTACTGGCGCGGGCCGTTCGATCCGACCCAAGGTCTGACGACGCTGTCTGACGACTTTTACCGGCTGCTCATCCGCGCGACCATCGCGCTCAACAATTGGAACGGCACGCTGCAACCGGCGATCGACGCCATTGCGCCGCTGTTCCCGAATAACCTGGTGTACATCCAAGACAATCAGGACATGACGATTTCGATTGCGGTGGTCGGCCCCCCGCTCGACGTCATCCTCGCGGCGCTTCTCACGGGCGGATATCTGGCCCTTAAGCCGGTCACTGTCCGCATCAATTACTACTTCCCGACCGCGCCCGACGGGCCGGTTTTCGGCTTCGGCGCCGATAACGAATACATCGGCGGGTGGGGAACTGGTTCGTGGGGAAGCCCCGAGCCGTTCACACCCTGAACGAATTAGTCTAGGAATTGGACAGAGGGGGCTAACCACATGGCCGTAAACGAATATCTGGCCTTTGGCGCGGCGGGCGGTGCGAACGTCCTCAGCCCCGCCGACTATCTGGCCCTATCTCAGCGCCTCAGCGGGTTCGCTAACGGCATCGCCGACGCGACGCAGGCCAACACCCCCTGGCGTCAGTCGTCGGTCGGCATCGCCGGGATCGCACAGATGATCGCGGACACGACCGGAGTCGACATGCTCGACGACGGGAGCCCGAACAACTTCGCGACCAAGCTTCTCGGCGCCATCAACTTCGTCGTGTCGAACGCCATCGACGCCAGTGGGTCGTTCGGCTCGGGCGGGATCTTCGGGCTCATCCTGTCGAACGCCGTGGCGAACCCGACCACACGCATCACCATCAGCGTCGGCCAATGCCGCGACAGCACGAACGCCAAGAACATCGTTCGCGCCACCCCGATCACCAAGCGGCTCGATGCCGTGTGGGCGCTCGGTGACAACGCTGGCGGTCGCGACACCGCCGGGGCGCTCGCCAACGGCCAGACCTGGTGGATGTTCGTCATCTACAATCCGACGACGCTCGTGGTTGATGCGCTGTTCAGTCAGTCGCCGACCGCGCCGACGCTTCCTGTGGGCTTCACCTATTTCCGCCGGCTCGGCGGCATCGTTCTCGAGTCTGGCTCGACCCTCATTCGTCAGTTCATCCAAAACGGCGACTACTTCGAATACAAGATCCGCTCGGTCGACTACGCGGTGCAGGCCAACGCAGGAGGCCCGTTCCTTCGTGCGTTCGCCCTCCCGGTCGGTCTTGTCCTGCGGGCGCGGATTTACTTCCAATCGAACGGGACCATCGACGGCAACGCCTATCTGTCTGGCCTTTTCAACCCTGGTCACGGCGCTCCGCCTGCATGGGGGGCGGCCACGCAATGGGCTCAAGTCCGGCGCATCAGCGTCGGCGGAACCTACTGCTATGGTACGGTTGTCGCCGAGCAATATTGCGACACGAGTGCGCGGATGTACACGTACTCGAACGACGGCGCCGATGTGATCGCGGCCGGCGTCTTGGGTTGGACCGATGAGCGCGGGCGGTTCTTCTAGTGTCCGTTCGCCCGACCTTCTCCCTGGCCTGTACCGGCGACAGCACGATCACGGGGCGGCTGTCGTCTGACATCGTGCCGCGCCTGGCGCACGACCTGCCGCTTCAACCCGAGGCGGTCGGCCCGATCCTCATTCACAACATGGGGATGGGCTCGCAAACCAGCGTGTGGGGCGTCACGAACGCGCCCCTGATCTCGGCGCGCAAGCCCACCCACATCATCAGCGGCGGGTTCGAACTGAACGGGTGCGTCGACTTCGGCGGCGGCCCCGCCGTCACCAGGTCGAACAACATTCTCAACATTCAGGCGATGGTCGCCGAGTGGCAGGCGAATATCCCCGGCGTCGATATCACGCTGCAAACCATGAATTCGGTGTCAGCTGCGGTCGCCGCGATCCGTCCGAACCTGACCGACTATTGCGCCGACACCATCGCCACGGGCACGACCCTCGGCGTTCGCACGCTGGACCACTATGCGGCGTGGCCGAAGCCGCTTCCCGACCTCAAGAGCTATTACGGCGCCATCGGTTACACGGCATGGGGCGGCACGTGGAACCCGGCCGACAAGAACGCGAACATCGCGCTGTCGGGTGGCAACCTCATCGCCACCGGAGGCGGGGTCGACAATTCGGTTCGGGGAACCGTGGGCTTCGCCGCCGGATCTCATTACTTCGACGTCCTGATGACCAACGGCGTCGGCCCGACGGTGGGCGTGATGACTGCCGCGGCCGGGATCGCCAACGGGCAATATGTGGGCGCGACGGCCGGCGGCGCTGGATACGGCTTCAATGGCCGCGTCTTCCTGAACGGGGCGCTGGTCGGATTCCTCGAACCCTACACGACAGGCGACATCATCGGGTGTTTCCACCGTGGCGACCTGAACAAGGTGTGGTGGTCCAAAAATGGAACGTGGGTGAACGGCGACCCCGTCCAGGGGATTGGCGGCATCGACCTCACGCCAGGGACGTATTACCCGGCCGTGAGCCTATCGGCCGGGAACGTCGTCAGCGTCAATTTCGCAACCGTATTCCCTGGCGACGGCCTGCATCCCATTTGGGGCGGCGCGGTTGATACCTACACATACCCGGCGTTGCTCGCGCATTGCCGGATGCTGATGGATTTGTTCTGGTAAGCGTTCTCGGTGGCGCCGCGTACTAGCGCCCGTCATGGTAGAACACGAGGATTCGTGATGAGGCTTCGGTACGCTATGTCTGACGCGGGCGGGCACGACCCGAATTTGTCCGTCGCTTGGATCGCGGGGCTGGCGGCGTTTGGGTCCGCATCCATCACGGCGGCGGCCGGATGGCTCGCGCAACGCCTTGTCGGTAAGGCCGCGTGGGAACAGATGGTCGCCAACGCGAACAAGGACCTGATCGAGTCCTTGCGCGCCGAGCGCCAGGATGTTCGGAACGAGTTCAGCGCGTACAAGGCCGAAGCCGAACAGCGTCGGCAACGGCTGTCGGACGAATTCGAGGCGTACAAAATCCACACGGCGGCCGAAAGCGCTCAGCTGCGAGGCGAGATCATCAACATGACGCAGGCCATGCAGGGGCTTCGGGCGCGCTACCGCGAACTCGGCGGGGACATTCCCGAGGACCGATACCCGCCCGCCGCGCTTTCCACTCTCGCAGATGATGGGGGACTCAATGACTGACCATCTAGAAAATAGCCCGCCCTACGAGTCGCACATGTCGCCGACGGCGCCGCAGATCACGGCGGGCATTCGACAGGCCGCGCTCATCCTCGGGTCGATCCTGGGGACGCTCGGCTTTGCGTCTCTGGCCGACAAGTTCGGCGTTATCGCTACGCTTGCCCCTCAGATCGCGGGGCTGGTCCTGCTGATCGCGCCCGCCGTCGTCGGCGCGGCCACGTGGTTCGGGCAACTCCACACCCGGCGCGAGGCACAGAAGGCCGCCGCGCTGACCGTGCTGGTTCCTAACGAGGTCGCCAAGTTCAAGTAAGCATCCCGCCGAGCCCCTGGCGGCGCAACCGCGCCTCATAGACCTCGATTGCGGGCGGCCGACCGGCGGCCATGTCCTCTGAGGTCGCCGCGTCGATGGCGAGGCACA